AAGGCAGAATAACCGGGGACATCCACATACTGCAAAGCAGACATGAGCAAAGCGGAAGATTTTCCTCCTCCCGCCGCCCCACCAAAAAGACCCTCAAGCGCATAACTTCTTAAGAAAACTTTTTGAGTAAGCGATGCTTCCTCTGGACAATACAAAGGCTCCTTCGGTTGCAGATACTCATAAATTTTATTCCAGTCAGCCATAAGTCCTCGTAAATGTAGATGAATACATAATGTAGTATTGAATAGGTCTTTCATTTGCTAAGGTGACGGTCTAAATGGATATTTTTCGCAAACTAAAGTTATTCACTAACCGCCGCAATCTAGCAAACTGTCTGATGTCTCTATTCGTGGTAGGTGTCGCTTTGGGTGCTGGTCTTATATTTCCGCCTGCTGGATTTATAACGGGCGGTATTGCTTGCGGAATCTACGGGTATCTGTTGGGATCTGAATAATGGCTTGGAATAGCAACAACAATAAGGATCTCCGCAACATCGCTGAAAAAGCGATGTCCAACCCCGGAGCGCCAGTCGCGTTTGACATGTCTCGTCAAGGCAAACCATATAAAGACGGATGGGATATTGAACGCGCATACCGAGATGGTATGCAAAAAGTTACATGGGTGTTTCGCTGTATAGACGCAATTGCTGGCAACCAAGCACGCCTGCCAGTCATTCTCCGAAAAGGAAATGATCAACGCGGGGAGAAAACAAAAAGCAACGAATCTTTATTAGAAATTTTTAACTCCAAGTCAAACGATGGTGAAAACTCATTTGCTTTTAGATACCGCATATCTGCGCAACTCTTAATGAGCACACGAGGCGTGTTTATAGAAAAAGTCCGTTCACGAGACGGAAAAATAATTGCGCTTCAACTTCTACCCCCACAATTTACTGCCCCAATCCCTGATCAAAAAAAGTTTGTTTCAGGTTTTGAAGTTGATATGCGCAACGGAACAAAGTTTGTTTTAAAACCAGAAGATGTTTGTTGGATTCGCAGACCACATCCATTGGATCCATATCTTTCAATGACACCTATGGAGTCCGCTGGTATTGCAATTGAATTAGAAACACTCGCAAAACTTTATAACCGTAATTATCTGCTGAATGATGGACGACCCGGTGGTTTGCTTGTTGTTCGTGGGGATATGGAAGATGACGACAAACAAGAATTAAAAAATCGTTTTAGGGGAAATCTTTCTAAGACTGGCTCAACAACCGTTATTGCTTCAGAAGCAGGCGTTGATTATGTTGACACATCTGCGTCACCAAGAGACGCGGCGTATTCGCAGATGCGAGAAATTCAAAAGAATGAAATCTTCGCTGCGTTTGGAGTTCCAGAGTCGGTAATCGGAAACGCCGCTGGTCGGACATTCAGTAACGCCTCAGAAGAACTGCGAGTGTTTTGGATGGAGACAATGGCTCCACACCTGCATACAATCGCACGCGCACTTGATGAACTTGACGATAAATATTATGTTGACTTTGATACCGACGACATACCAATTTTGATTCTTGCTAAACAAGAACGCGAACGATATGTCATGGACGAATTTCAGCAGGGTCTCATTTCTCTAAATGAGTACCGCACAGCAACAGGGCGGAAAAAGGTTGAATCAGAACTTGCCGATTCGCTTCTTTCTAATCCGAACCTCACACCAATCGCTAATACAGAAAAGCCTTTCAAACCAGAGGAACAGCAACCAGTTGATATGGCGGGTGTTGATCCGAACGCTGTACCCGGTGGGCTTCCACCGCAAGACGGTGCAATGGCTATGCCACAGCCAGCCCCACCATCGCCAGTTCCGGCACCTGATATGCCAGCAGAAGCACCGACAGAAACAGCAACGCTTACACCAGATCAACAACTTTCCGAATTTGAAAAAATCCAACATGAAATGCAACTCAAATTCGTTCAGGAAATTGAAACAAAAGCAGACACCGACACCGACCGTTGGACTGAAATTATTGACCGAGCCCTAGAACGCCTTTTTGAACGACAACAACGAGTCGTTATGGAGAAAGCATTTGGCAAGCGTGGTGTTAAGGCTCTAGCAAGTGGCGCCCTTACCGTAGACATGGTGTTTGACCCTGATGTGTGGAACAAGCAACTTGCAGACGATTTGGAGCCAATCATTTCCGCTATCTACTTGGACGCAAAAGAATATGTCGCCTCGCGCACAAGTGAGCAAGTCACTCTTGACCCTCAGGAAACAGAGAAACTTGCTCAGCAACAAATTGAACGAATGCAACAAGCAAATACGGGGACGGCAGAAGAAATCGCAGCGGCGATTGCTGTCGCCCTAATGGAAGAAAACGAAGAAGAAAGATCAACTCTTTTGAGGTTGGCGCTTATCGCAATTTTCCTGAAACTTATCTCTAAGCGAAAGCGAGACATTGCCGAACATGAGGCGCAGGCTTCATACAACGGAGGTGTTTATTTGGCGGGCAAAGACAGTCAAGGTAATTTCACGAAAACTTGGCTTACACGAAAAGATTCACGCGTTCGCACGGCACACAAGTTTCTTGAAGGTAAGACAGTAAACTTTGGCGACGGCTTTGTTGTGGACGGGATGATGTTGCGTTTCCCCGGCGATCCGATAGCCCCACCTTCGCTTACTTTCAACTGCCGTTGCCGTCTTCGTTTTGGTTTCAGCGAATAGCATTTTCAGTAAAACACCCCCCAATATACTGAAAGTGTTGCTTTTTTGGGGCTCCAAATAGTTTATTGTTTATAAACACACAATTTTTGGAGCATCATGCCAACAACACTTTCCGAATCACAGCAATATAAAGCGCTACAAGGTCAATTCAATATTGATGAAGCGCAAGGCGTAGTTGAATGCTTCGTCGCAGGCATCGGGAACAAGGACTCCGTAGGCGACATCATCGTGCCCGGAGCATTTACGGAGAGTCTCAAGCGACGCAAACCTCGCGTTGTATGGGGTCACAACTGGAATGAACCAATTGGCAAAGTACTTGAAATGTACGAAGTACCGCCATCAGACCCCCGCCTACCGATCAAGATGCGAGCCGCCGGTATTGGCGGTCTCTACGCCAAAGTTCAATTTAACTTGAAATCCGAACGAGGACGTCAGGCTTTCGCCGATGTTGCGTTCTTCGGAGAAGAGCAAGAGTGGAGCATCGGATACAAAACATTAGATGCAGATTTTGATCCACAGCGTCAAGCAAATGTTCTCAAAAAAGTAGAACTGTACGAGGCAAGCCCTGTGCTTCATGGTGCTAACCAACTGACAGGAACAATCTCAATTAAGTCTGTTGAATCACACGACGGCACAGAAGCAAAAATGCATATGCGTGACGAGAATGGCAAACTGACAGAACAGGGTCGCTCCCTCCTAATGCGAATTCTTGCAAATGCTCAACAGCAGAAACCTCGTGAAGAGGAAGAAGACGATGATGACGCAATTGACGCACCAATGCCAGAAAAAGGTCGCAAAGAAAACCTGCCCCTTGCGCTAGCAAAAAAATTCGGTGGAGCAGTTCGTGTAAGAGAATCTGACGCAAACAGCGTAATATTTGACCACAGGGGAAACCATGAAGGCATTATTACTATGCGCGTTTCCTACCATTTTGAAAATGGTCAATTCATGTTCGGAGATGCAACACGCGTAAAGCCCCAAATTGTATACATCAACGACGATGGTGATACACCTAGCGGTTCCGACGGTGAAAGACGCTATGAAGATCGCTACCGAATGGATGAAGACCCACAAGTACCAGCAGGCGTAAAACCAAAGTCACCCGAAAAGGCTGACCCACTTGGCGGAATCATCCCTCAGGAAATTGTGACGGCACGAACCCGTGGATACGGTCCACGCCGAGGGAACCTTGAAAAGTTGTTGCGTTACTGGCGCCCAATCATGCGCAAACCGGGCGGGTTTCGTCGCTGTCGCGTAATTCTCGCCAACCACCCCGAGTTGTTCCCTCTTAGCAATATCTGTGCGTGGCTACACCATGAAACAACTGGTCTCTGGCCGAACGAAGGGTGCCATCACCCCGGTATGAAAAATTGCCGCGGGAAATTGCGTAAACAAAATTGGGACGACTCTCAATTCAACGAGCGACTATCACGCTTGATCAAACCCGGAAAATCCCTTGAATCCCTTGATGAGCAGGAAATCAAGTCAATCTTTGACTTCCTAGATAGCGAAGAAAAAGGTTATGAAATGATGGAGCAACTCGCTAATCGCCTTGCCGAAGAAGATCAGCCCAAGGGTGAGCAAGAAATGCAACTTGAAGACGTTGAGTTTGAAAACGAAGATGAAGGCAACGAGAAGGCTTATGAGGCTCTCAAAGAGTTTATGAACGCTGAGCCGGACTTCATCAATTATATGGCTGACAAAGACAACTGGGTCATGGAGGGCGAAGATGACAATGGGTCGGTTGTTGAAATGCCATACAACCGAGGCTCAGACGATGACGACTGCGGATGCGGTGGCGGTGGCAAAAACCCAAAACAAATGATCGGGATGCTCATGGCGGCGATATCCGAAATGATGGGCAAAGACGCCGAGCAGGACATTGAAGTCAAGGCTGGTCGCGTAATCAATTCACGAAATATGGCGAAACTACAGAACGCTTTCAATCTTCTCAAAGAAGTGCTGAACGCTGGCGGTGCGGTTTCCGATATTGAAGCCAAATCTCTTGCTCCTAACGAAAAAGAAACACTTCTCATTTCGTCTCCAGAGCGTTCACTTTATGAGGTGAAAGAACTCTTGGATCCGATTTTGGATTACTACCAAATCAAATCTGAAGTCACGGAAGAAGGTGTGCAGGTTGAAATCGGTGATGTTGAAGAAGACG